CGAGCAAAGATTCATCATGGTGGATTGGTCAAATACACCTGCGATCCATTGACACATTTAAGAAATCATCGAGCTATGCTGAATCTTCTCTGTCGAATCTGTAAGGTCAATACTGAGCATTCCATAGTGCGTGACTTCCAAGATCGCATGCCAGCTGACAAAGTGGTGGCTGAATGTCACGGCTGTGGAATCATGGGCGTAGTGCAATTGGAGACTTTCGAGCCATGAGTGAATTCCAGCATCAATGGCTTGAAGCTTTAGCCCTGGACATTGAACAGCTTTACATCGATGCAGAGTTATCCACAGATGTGGAGCGTATAGTGGAATACATCAGAGCTTGGAGAAAATAAATGTCCGATATGTCCAGAAACTCTCAATTCTTCACGCTGTTGCTTGACAAGGTCAGTATGCTCCGAGGGCTTGCGCGAGCCGCTTCGCGTGTTAGCTCGCTAAGCAAACGCATCGGGGGGCTCTCTATGCTCTTAGCCTTTGCGGCTCTCGCACTTATACATACACCAGCTAATGCAAATGCAAATCATCACATGAATCTCAAACTATATGCACATAATTTGATAGATGATTGGAATGAATTCTCATGCTTTGTAGAGCTTATACATAGAGAATCATCATGGAGATACTGGGCTGTCAATGGCTCACACTATGGACTAGGACAGATGCGATCTACTTGGTATCGAGACCTAACACCTAGACAACAGATAAGAGCTACACTTAAATATATCGATGCAAGATATGACGGACAGATATGTGATGGGGCTTTAGCATCATCACATAAGAGGGGCTGGTATTAGTGTCATCATCACTGCGTAAGACTGGCAGCACTACACGATGGCGCAAGATTCGTGAGATGGTATTCCAAAGAGATGGCAGGTATTGCAGCCTATGCCAAGCCGAAGATCACTTGCATATTGACCACATCATTGAGCGACAAAGAGGTGGCACTGATGAGCTGTGGAATCTAAGAGTGTTATGCGTTGAATGTCATAAAAAAAGGACTAGGGGTGGCTTTTTTGTAGAGCCTAGAACACCACCGACCCCGCATGTTCTTATTTCACCACCAAACGGGAGCACCAAACCCAGTTCTAGCTCGACCGAGACAGAATCGGTTGCACATGGCTGAGCTCCGATTGATTCAGGGCGCATCGGGAATAGGCGGTGTGGAACTTGGCTACATGAAGCCCAGAATCCAGTCCAGAGTGCCCAATATCAAGTCAAGAGGCTGGGAGCTCATAGATTTCAGTGCTCAATGTGGCATCGAGCTCTTAGGCTGGCAGAAATACCTGGCAGTCCAGGCAATGCGTGTCAAGCCTGATGGACGATTCCACTTCCCGCTGATCTGTGCTGTCGTAGCGAGACAGAATGGCAAGAGCACACTGATGATCTCCAGAATTCTTTGGGGTCTATTCGTGCAGAAAGATTCGCTTCAGATTGGATCAGCACATCGATTGACCACATCGCTTGAGACATTCAGACACCTGGTGAATATCATCGAGGGCAATGAGGAGCTAAGCAAGCAAGTCAAGAAGATTCGCTGGGCGCATGGATCGGAAGAAGTTGAGACGATTCATGGGTCTCGCTACATGGTCAAGGCTGCCAATAGCGCTGCGCGTGGTATCAGTAAGCCTGAGACGGTCTTCATGGACGAGCTAAGAGAGCACAAAGACCTTGAAGCCTGGGCATCGATGAAATATACGATGATGGCTGCCAAGAATCCACAGGTCTGGACTTTATCGAATGCAGGCGACAGTCATTCGGTCATTCTCAATCAATTGCGTGAGCGCGGGTTAGCTGCATCAGGTGGCGGCACTGACGACATCGGATATTTTGAATGGAGCGCACCGACTGATGAGATCAATGACATTGAGAATTGGAAGCATGCCAATCCAGCAATGGGGCGCACAATTCACATCGACAACATCGCATCGGCGACCAATGATGCACCTGATGTCTTTCGCACTGAAGTGCTTTGCAGGTGGGTCGATTCAATTAACCCTGCAATCCCGACAGCTGAATGGGCAGACTGTGAAGACACATCGTTGAAGCTAGACGATGGCAAGCAAACATGGCTAGGGATCGACCTGAGCCCTGATCGTCGTCATGGCGCTCTGGTTGCAGCGCAAAGAATTGACGATGAGCGCTTCTTCGTCCAGCTTCTTCACACCTGGCACAATCCAGTCTCGCTTGACGATAAGACAATTGCCAATGATCTTGCGCCTTATGCTCGCAGATTCACATCGCTGGAATCTGTGGTGTATTCCAAGCGCACATCATCAGCAATTGCAATGCGGTTATCGCCAGCTGGTATCCCGACCACAGACATTGACGGGGTTGAATACGCAATGAGCTGCGATCAGCTTCTCTCAGCTGTGGTCTCAAAGCGCCTGCGCCATAAAGGTCAGCCCGAATTTACAAAGCAAGTCTTATCGGCAAGTAAATTGCCATATGGCGATGGATCATGGGTCATCGGTCGCAGAGCTTCAAAGGTCGCAGTCTGCGCCACAGTCGCGGCAGCCCTGGTGACACACTTTGCGACACGCCAAGAGACGGAAGTAGATATTCTCATCGGCTGAGCGTATAAGAGCGCGACAATTCGGACATGAAATTGCGCGATCTCATTCTTGGCACACCAGAGCCGACACCTGTTATTGAAGCGGCAGCGGCTTACTTACCGATTAACACATTCGATGCTTTTGGCGCTTACTTCAACACACAGACCACTGCAACGCGAGAAGAAGCGATGGCGATACCAACAATCGCTCGCGCGCGCAACATAATCTGCACCACAGGGGCAAGTATCGGCATCGATGTATGGCAGAAATCAACAGAGACAAAGATTGATCCACCGCGTGTTATCAATCAACCTGATCCGCGTGTCACTGGATCATCTGTCTATGCCTGGACTTTCGAAGATATTTTATTTTATGGCTTTGCTTATTGGAGAGTATTAGATCGCTATGCTGAAGACGGTCGCGTTCGCGCAGCTGAAAGAATTGCTCCAACGCGCGTGACTGTGATGACAAATTCAATGAGCACTGAAATCACTGGGTATCGAATTGACGGTCATGCAGTTCGCAATGAAGACATCAAGGTATTTATGGGTCTTGATGAGGGATTATTAAACAGAGCAGGTCAGACAATTCGCAGCGGCGCATGGTTAGAGCGCGCAGCATTAAATTATGCAAAAGAGCCAGCGCCATTGACTGTTATGAAGACCACTGGCACTGCAATGCCAGCTGATCGCATTCGCACACTTCTTGATTCTTGGTCACGCGCTCGCAAAGATCGCGCGACTGCATTCTTGAATGCTGATGTGGTATTGGAGAAGCTGGGATTCAATCCTGGTGAAATGCAATTAAATGAAGCGCGCCAATACATATCTCTGGAGCTTTCGAGAGCCACTGGAATTCCTGCATGGTTCGTGTCAAGTGATCCACAAAGCAACACATATTCCAACGCTATCAATCAGCGCCGCGATCTCATCGATTATTCTTTGCGACCAATCATGACAGTGATTGAGCAAAGATTAAGTCAGAGCGACTTCTTGCCATCAGGTCAATATGCGCGCTATGACTTCTCACAATTCTTGCGTGGCAATCCACTAGAGCGCGCGCAGGTTTATCAGATTCTTGCAGGTATTGGAGCAATCACACCTGAAGAAATACGCCGACAAGAGGATATGATCGAATGAAAATACAAGTCCCAATCAAAATAACTGCCGCTGATAATAATTCGCGCACAATATCTGGGCGCATTGTCACATTCGATGAAGTGGCAGCAACTAGCGCAGGTCGCACTATATTCAAAGCTGGATCAGTGCCATTGACACCTGTGAAACTTAATTTAGAGCATGACAGAACAAGACCGATAGGAATGACTTTATCAATGGACGAGGCTTTGGAAGATGGCAAGCCTGTCGGCATTGATGCGACATTCAAAATTGCTAACACCACAGCGGGCAGCGATGCACTTGAAGAAGCGATGTCAGGCTTGCGCGATGGCTTTAGTGTCGGCGTTGCAGTCGATGAATATGAGACTGTCGATGGCGCAATGGTAATCACAGCAAGTGAATTGGTTGAAGTCAGCCTGGTCACTGAGCCCGCTGTCAGATCAGCTCGTGTCAGTGATGTTGCAGCAAGTGAAGAAGAAGACAAAAAAGATTCTGAAGTCAAAGAGGCTTCAGATGTATCAACCCCGACCGAAGGAGAACAAGTGGAAGACACTACCGTTCAACAAGCTCCTGCCGCTGAAGAGACGGTAGAAGCTTCTTTGCAGGTTCAGGCGAATAGCCGCCCTGCGTTCTATACCAAGCCACGCATCAATGTCACACCTGCTACATATCTTGAGCAGTCATGTCGCGCGGCATATGGTGATCATGATGCTCGCCAGTTCGTAATGGCAGCTGATAACACCACAGATAATGCGGGTTTAATACCTACCCGCCAGCTGACAGAGGTAATCAATGGGTTATCAACATTGGTGCGCCCATCAATTGATGCAATCTCTCGCGGTGTTCTGCCCGATGCAGGCATGAGCTTTGAGATTCCAAAGATTACTCAAGTGCCAACAGTTGCAGTGACAGCTGAAGAAGCAGCACCATCAGAGACAGACCAAAATGCAAGCTTTGTCACGGTGAATGTCCAGAAGTTCGCGGGCAGTCAAAAATTCAGCACAGAGCTCCTTGATCGCAGCTCGCCTTTATTCTTTGAAGAACTTATGAAGACTATGGCTGCGGCTTACGCTAAAGCAACAGATGCTCGCGTAAATCTTCTCGTGTATCAGAATGCCACAGGCGATGCAACTACCACAGTCACATATCCAACAGCTTCAGAGCTTCTTGGAATTGTCTCTCGCGGTGCAGCTTCCGTCTATAACGCTACACAAAGATTCGCAAAGTCAATGATTGTCAATACTTCACAGTGGGCAAATCTCATGACACTTAACGATTCAGGTCGTCCAATCTATAACGCATCACAGCCACAAAATGCTGGCGGTGTAGTTCGCCCTGATTCACTTCGCGGTAATGTTGCAGGTCTTGATCTTTATGTGACCGCTAATACCGCGCAAGGCACAGACACCGATGGATCAATTCTGATTGTCGATCCTGAAG